CTGACAGCACATTTGCACAACTGCGCAATGCGCTTCGAAATGAAATTGACAGCGGATAGTTAAGAGAATTACAATGCGGCCCTGAGCGATTGGGTGAATAAAGGGTTAAGAAAATTTTTGTGAGGGTTGGAAAATGAAAGCGAAACGGCAGCGAATCGAAGGTATGCTTTACCGGGAAATTCAGTTCAGAACTGACGGCATTATTGACGAAGACGAACGCCGGGTTAAAATTTCAATTTCTTCAGAAACGCCCATACTTCGCAAAAGCTTTTTCAGCGACCCGTGGATTGAAACGCTAGGGCACAAACGCGGCGAACCTAATCTTGCGCGCTTTCAGACTGGCGGCGCAAGCGTTCATTACAATCATTCCCGGCAGCGCGCCGACCGTATTGGCGTTGTTGAGTCTGTCAAGCTTGTCACTATTAAAGACGGCACGCGCGCAGAAGGCACAGGTAAAATTCGCCGCCTTGAAGGCGTTGTTCGAATTTCAAAACGTGAAGACGTTGACGACATTTGGACAGACATTAGCGACGGCGTGTTAAGAAATATTTCCGTTGGTTATACAGTTGACGAACGGAAGTTAACCCGCGAAAGCGGATCGGGCGAACCTGACGAATTCAGAATTACGTCATGGACACCAATGGAAGTTAGTTTTGTGGACATCCCTGCCGACCCTTCAGTTGGCGTTGGTCGCAACGAACAAAACGAAATGGCTTACCGTGTAATTGACCTTGAACCTGAAAAGGAAACAAACCAAATGAAATTTCGATACGATGAAAACGGAAATCCGCTTGCGGATAATCCTGAAACACGCGCCGCAATTTTAGCTGGCACTGCGACTTGCAAAGACGGTAGCCCTTATGTGCTGTCTGACGACGCACGCGCCTTGCTAACTGCTGCGCCTGCCGCACCGGCAGCAACGCCCGCCCCGGTTGAAACAACCGACGTTGACGCAGCACGCGCCACGGCGAAAACCGAAGGGCACGCTGAAGGTATTGCGGCAGAACAAACGCGCGTTAAAGAAATTAACGCAATCTTTCAACCCTTCGGTGATACGCACGAAACCGTTCGCAAGGCGTGCATTGACGACGGCACGCTGTCTGTTGAAGACTCGCGGCAAAAGTTGCTTGTTGAACTTGGCAAGGATTCAAAGCCCGGTCAGTCAGGCGACGCGTTGCGGATTGAGTCAGGCGAACAGGGCGCTGAAAAGTTTGTTCGTGGCGCTGGCCTTGCGTTGGCAAAACGTGCAGGCACGATAAGCGACGAAGACCGCAAAAGTTTTGATAATAGCTTTGGCGGGTTTTCGCTTCTTGACCTTGCGCGGCAGGCGTTGGCGATTGAGAACGTCAACACTTTGCAAATGTCGCGCATGGAACTTGTCGGACGTGCGTTCACTTCGTCAGACTTCCCGCTTATTCTTGCGAATCAGGCAAACAAGTCAATGCTGAAAGGCTATGACGAAGCGCCGGAAACGTGGAATATTTGGGCGCAGACTGGCAACTTGACTGACTTCAAAATTGCAAGTCGTGTGAACCTGTCAACGTTTAACAATCTTGACCTTGTTAGCGAAGACGGCGAATACAAGTACGGCCAGTTCAGCGAGAACAACGAAACGATTCAGCTTGCCACGTTTGGCAAACTGTTTACGATTTCGCGGCAGGCGATTATCAATGACGACTTGGGAATGTTTACAAGAATTCCTTCGTCAATGGGTCGCGCCGCAAGTCGGACAGTTGGCAATTTGGCATACGGGGTCATTACGTCGAACCCGCTTTTGGCTGACGGCATTGCGTTCTTTAATGCCGCGCACAATAACCTGAACCTTTCAGGTGCGGGCGGCACGCCGTTGTCGGCTGACGCAGTTGGTCTTGCGACGCTTGGCACAATGCGCAACGGAATGGGTTTGCAGACTGACAGCGGCGCGAATGCTGTCGGCCTGAATATCCGGCCCGGGTTCTTGCTTGTGCCGCTGGCGCTTGAAGACACCGCGAAGGCATTAATGACTGACACCACGGCACCGGGGCAAGCGAACCCGGGCGTGCGCAATCAGTTGGTCAACATGGCACAGGTTGTTTCTGACCCGCGCCTTGATGCTGACAGCGTTGTGCGGTATTACCTTGCCGCAGGCCAGACATGGGATACGATTGAAGTCGCGTTCCTTGACGGCAACCAAGCCCCGACCCTTGAGCAACAGTTGGGTTGGGGAATTGACGGTACGGATTTCAAGGTGCGGATTGATATTGCTGCCGCGCCGATGGACTTCCGTACATGGCAGCGTGACGACGGCAGCTAATAGCTGACGGCAACAGTGCAACAGGCTTGCGGGGTAATCCTGCCCCGCAAGTTTCTTTAACCCAAGCACAAATTGATTAGAGGGTAAGTAAATGAGAAACAGGATACAAAACGGTAAAAGCTTAAACGTCTTACTGTCGGCAGATATTTCAAGCGGCGACGCTTTGCAAATTGGCGACTTGTTAGGCGTTGCATCAGTTGACGGCGTAAGCGGCGAAACTATCGCTTTCCGCATCATGGAAGTTTTCAATTTGCCAAAAGTGACTGCGCAAGTTATCGCGCAGGGCGACGTGGTGAATTTTGATGCTTCCGCAGGCGCGGCAGGCGAAGTGACAGGCGCAGCGACAGCGGCGGCAGGCGACGTGACAGGCTTCGGCACTGCACACGAACCGGCTGACGGCGCAACGTCTGACATTGATGTGTTGCTGACACCGGGGCAGGGTGTAGGCTCATAACCTAATGCCTGACTTTGATACGGCAGACGCGTCGATTATTTCGACGTTTGGCGAAGACGTAACGTACACGCCAGACGGCGGCGCGCCTGTCGTTATCAAAGGTTTTTTTCAAAACCCTGACGAAAGACCAGATACTTTTGACGTTGAATTTGAAGGCAATGACCCGCAAGTTACGACGTTATCAAGCGATACCCCCGCACCAACGCAGCAAGATCAATTTTTGATTCGCACAATTTTGTATAACGTTAAACAAGTTGAAATTGATGAAAGTGTGCTGCGCGTTTTCCTACTGTTAGAGGCTTAAAAAATGTCAAAGACATACATGCAAAAAGAAGACAAGAACGGCAAACGAAGCGGCGATATTATTTGCATCGCGCTTTCCGATTGGGCTGAACACCGTACAAGCGGTTGGGCTTTTGTTGAAACTGACGAAGACGGTATTACGCCTGAACAACAGTTTGTTGCGCAGGAATCTGCGAAGGTGCCAGACCGCAGCGACAATGCTGACGCTGCACAGGAAAAACACGATGCCCGTGTTGAAGGTCGGGACGGTCGCGGCGGTGACGACGACGACGACGACGAAGGCGTTTCAATGGACAACACGAAAACGGAAATTGTTGCATACCTTGAAGCGAACGGCATTGAGTACGACGCGCGTGACAGCAAGGCTGACTTGTTGAATTTGATTTAACTGAATGACAACGTTGTTTGAACAGGCTGTTGTGGCAATGGAAGCGAACATTGCCGCTGACTTAACCGTTATTGCGGACGGTGCAACAGTGACGCGCGCACGAACTGGCCCGTGGCAAGGTGCTGACTTGCCTGCCTATGTTTTGACATACGGGCCAGATACGCCGCTTGGTGATCTTGGCCCTGACAACGTTCGTTTTATTGATTGGGAATTTGTCGTGTTCGTGGATTATTACGACAAGCTTACGACTACGGCAATTGACAGTGTGCTGCAAGCCGCGCGGGCAAATATTCACCGCGCTTTAATGGCAGACGTGACGCAGGGGCTTGCATTTATTTTAACAACTATACCGCAGGGTGCAGACGAACCGTTGCTTGATGATGCGGTTGAACAGAAAACAATTGCATACCGCACCAATTGGGTTATTCGATTGCGTACAAGCATTGACGACCTTGAAACAATTTAAAGGAACTTTGCCATGAAAAAGAAAGAAGGTGTTGCTATGAAGACCCGCAGGGGCGGCAGTGTTACTGTTGGCGAAGACGGCAGAGTTGCGAAGACTTTAAAGAAAAAAACGGCCAAACTCAAAACGAAAGACACAACTGATAAGGACAAAGACGATGGGACTAACTAACCGCGAAGTAATACTTGCAGAAATTGAAGTCACTTACGGCGTTGACCCTGTACCAGTCGAAGCTGACAATGCAATCTTGGTTGAAAACATCGGTTGGTCTAACGAAGGGTTGCGCATGAATGAACGGCCCGCAGTACGGCAGAATATCGGCATGTTGCAAATGGTATTCGGCGGCACGCTGCGCGCAATGACGTTTGACGTTGAGTTGAAAGGCGGGGGCGGTGCAGTCGATTTGCCCCCGGAATTTGGCCCGCTGTTGCGCGCTTGCGGTTTTGGCGAAACAATCAATGCTGCGACTGACGTGCAATACGCGCCCGTTTCGACAGGGCATGAAAGCATAACGATTTATTATTTTCAAGACGGCATTCGTCATATTCTGACCGGGTGCGTTGGAAATGTTTCGTTTAACCTTGAAACCGGCGCGCTTGGCAAAATGTCGTTTACGTTTACCGGGCACTTGATAAGCGTGACTGATGTTGCCTTGCCGACAGGCCCGGTTTTTCAAACCAACGTGCCGCCCCCGCTTATCAATACGCCGTTCGCAATTGGTGGCTTTTCTGCGATTATAAATGCTTTAACGTTTGACATGTCGAACACGGTTGCAACGCCGCCAGACATGTCGGCAACTGACGGTTATTCGACAGTGAGAATAACGCAGCGCGACGTGCAAGGCAGTTATGACCCTGAAGCTGATTTGATTGCGGCTGACGACCCGTTTACAGATTTGCAAGACGGTACGCAGCTTGCAGTGACAACGGGCGTAATTGGTTCTGTGCTTGGCAACCGTATTCAATTCGACATGCCAGTTGCGTACAACAAGGATATTTCACCGGGCGACAGGGACGGCATAAGAACCTATGACATTCCGCTTGGATTTGCGGAACTTACAGGTGACGACGAAGTTAATATAACTTTCACATAAAAAAGCACGACAGCAAAAAGGGCGCACGACATGAGTATTACAGCACTGACCGGCCTTGTGCCGGAATGGTTCACGCCGGATTCTGAAAGGGAAAGTGAAGACGCGGCGCGGTTCAAAGTGAGGCCGCTTGATTCGAAACAAATGGTTGAGATTCAAGCGTTCCATAAAGAAAGCGGCGGCATATCCCCCGAAGGGTTATACCGTGCAATGGAAATTTCAATTTTGGAATGGGAAAATGTTCTTGGCGTGAATGCTAAACCGTTGAAGTGTACGCGGCATAACGTTAAAGCAATTCCGATTGAAATAATTGCCGAAGTTGGCGCGCACGCAATTTCAATTTCTTTCTTGAATGAGGACGACGAAAAAAACTGATTATCGCAGTTGAAGTGCAAGCCAACGCAAAGGCTTTCAACTGCGGTAAATGTGATTGCGACGAAAATTTTGATGCAGGTTTTCAAAAATGGTACATACCTGAAATTGATTTTAGCAGTTCAATTTGTTTGCGGCAGATGGTCACTGCTCGGAGTGTTCAGCTATTAAGAATTTATAATCAATATCAGGTGCATATTTTGCCGCTGGCCGGGGGTTGGTTAGACCAACCGAATTTGTTCGTTGATGCAATGGAAACAATCGCAAATCACAAGGCACTGAGCGAAAGGAATAAATAAAAGTGGCAGATAGGACTTGGACAGGGCGACTGCTGTTAAGGGGCGAAGACCGGGGCATTTCCAAGTCTGCGCAGAAAGTCGAAACCGCCATTGGCGGTGTTACCGCAAAGTTAAAACAATTTGGTGCGCTCGCTGCGGCAGCGGGGGCGGTTGCGGTGTTCGCCGGTTCAATCGTCAAGATAAAACAATTTGAAAAATCAATTTCTGATTTGGCCGCAATCACTGGCGCAGCGGGAAAAGACCTAGAATTTTTAACTGAAGCTTCAAAAGAGATTGGGCGCACAACGACGTTGACAGCTTCACAGGCCGCTGAAGCGTTCAAGCTTATCGCCAGTGCTAAACCTGACTTACTTGGTAACGTTGTCGCCCTTGAAGCAACGACACGCGCGGCTGTCACCCTAGCTGAAGCCGCTGGCATTGGACTGCCTGAAGCGGCAATCGCCCTTGGTGAATCATTAAACCAATTTGGCGAAGGTGCTGACAG